ACCGAGATATCTGCGGGAACGCTGACGATGCTGGCTTCGTAGGGCTCCCAGTCCGTGATCCTGTAGGTGTCGCCCTCCGTGTCGCTGGAGCGCTCGAGCTTCAGGTCGTGGATCAGGTAGCCAATGCTGACGTTGCGGCGGATACCGTCCACCACGTCCGTCAGGATCTCTTGCGCCCGCGCGCCCTTGCCGAATCGGACGCTCACCTCGAGGCGGCGCTCTTTCAGCTTGACCGACTCAATCACGCCGATCTGGTCGCGGGTGTTGTGGTCCATCAGCAGCGCAGCCGATGCGGAGCGGAAGCGCTCCAGGCGGATCGATCCGCTACCGTGGTCGAGGATTTCCGCGCCCCACCACCGCTGCACCGCCGTCTCGGAGCTCGCCGAGAACGTCACCGTCCGGGATTCGACGTCGACCGCTTCGCGCGAGAGCTCCAGCGTGCGGTACTGCTGCGGGTTGATGTTGAGCGCGCGCCGGCCGTCCGGCAGGCGAATCAGTGCGGTGCCGTCTGGCATGGCTCAGTCCTCTTCTTTGACGCTGACCACGACCTGCGCGGGCGCGGTGACTTCGGGAAGCGGCACGCCCAGGGCGGCCATCTGTCGCATGTCTTCGGCGTACTCGGTCCAGACCTCGACCGGGTCCAGGCCCTGGTCGCGAATGATCGAGCTGGGCGTCTTGGTGCGCCGGCGGACTGCGGCGTCGTTCGCGGCCTCTTCCTTGAGCGGGTCGATGGCCTGCCAGCCGCGCGGTTGGTGCTTTGCGTAGTCGTAGTAATCGACTCCGCGCGAGAGCGGGCGGCCAGCAATCAGGATCACGCCAGCCAGGTAAGACGTTTCGAGCCACGCCGAACGGATCGGCTCGACCATCCCGTCGACGTGGTCCTGCTGCAGGATCCGCCAGTCCTCGCGCTCGGCGCTGGTGATGTGGCGCAGGCTGGAATAGTTCACGCCCTCGCCGTCGTTGGTCAGCGTGTTGTACGCCACGCCCAGACCGGTGGCGGCGCCTCGCTTCATTTCCTTGACGAACGCGGGCCAGGCTTGCGACGGGTGCTGTGGGTCCCACTTGAGCAGCTCTGCACCCTGCGGCAGCTTGCGGAAGATGCCGGGCTCGGCGGCGTCCAGGTAGCCGTCGCCGGTGTCCGGATCCTCTTCGTCGCCTGCGTAGTCATCGGCGCCGCTGATGAAGCCCATCTGCGCGGAGCTGTTGCGCGCGGCGACCAGCTCGGCCTCCTCGGCGCCCTTGAGCATGGCCAGACGTAGCGATGCGGAATGCCCGATCGGCACGCCGCGGGTTTGGCTGACGAAGTCCTCGTCGTACAGGTGCAGCATGTCCCGCGCTGGCACGCGCTCGAACAGGCCGCCGTCGATTTCGTAGCAATCCGGGTTGCGGCGTTCGGTGGTCCGGATCCAGTAGGCTACCCGTCGGCCGGCGGCGTCGAACTCGACACCCATCCTGATTTGGCCACGCTTGCCCAGGTCCTGCCAGAGCGTCAGCGGGCAGTGCATCGCGTCGACCAGTTCGACCGCAAAGCGGTACTTGTTGCCCGCAAAGCCCCGGTGCAGACGCACGAAGCTGTCGCCGTCGGTGGCCTTGGTCTTGTCGGCCATGGACTGCAGCGCGCGCCAGTTGCGCCTGGCGTGGTAATCGCACCAGCCCTTGCGGCCCCAGTCCCACCAGGCTTCGTCGATCGCTTTCTGTGCCAGCGTGTCTGGTCGGCCGTTGCCGTCAGTCACCCGGGCGTAAGTCGTGATACCCGCCGGCCCGATCACGTTGCGCTTGCGGATGCGCAAGTAAGCGCGCACGTGGTCGTCGTTGCGGGCCTGTTCGCGTGCCCGCGCAACGAGTACTGCCAGCTCGGCACGCAGGAAGCTGTCGGGCGGCACCGGCGATCGCGCCAGGCTGGACATCAGCCGGCCCAGGTCGGCGCCCTGATAGCCTCCACGCCGCCCGCTGCGGCGGTGTGGCTGCGGCGCGCCTTCGGCCTGCCACATGCGTTCCCAGTCGGCGAGTGTGTGCATTCAGCGCCCCTCAGAATCGCAGCAGCAGGCGACCGCCGCCAGGGCGGCCAGTCTTCGCGCGCAGGTTGCGGCGCACTTCGGCCAGCTCGGCCCGGTAGCGGTCGCGCCACTCCATCAGCTCGGCGGGCGTGAGCAGCTCGATTGCCCTGGATCCGATCGTGAACGCTTTCTGGTCGTCGCTCGCTCGGTCTTCCAGCACCGCCTCGAGTGCAGCCAGCACCCGCTCGACGTGCTCGGAGTCGTACCCGCCCAACGGCGATGGCAGGACCTCGAGCACCCCCTGGTCAATCGTCGTCACGGCACCGGAGAGCGTCGCCTGCACCGCCCAGCGCCGTGGGCCTGGCTTCCAGCTCTGCGTTTCGGTGGCGGCGCCTGTGAGCGTCCAGTCGTCGCCAGAAGCAGCCAGCGCGATGGACTTCGCCACGCCCGCGCCCAGCGCGATCACCAACGCCAGGGCGTAGCCGTCGCCGCTGGTGTAGTCGGCATAGCTGACCGTGGCGGTCAGGGTGTCGCCGGCGATCAGGCGTGCGGGGATTCCTGCCACGTCATTGCCTCCAGCGATCGACGAAGCCAGCACGCTTGGGCGGCCGGTCGCGCTTGTCTTTGTTCTGGTCGCCCGGCTTGTCGCCGAGCAGCTGCTCGCGCAATCGTCGCCACTGCGGCTGAATGTGCGTCAGGACCGCCGTAGCCCCTACCCGGCAGTCCCACGATTCGTTGCGCGCCCGGAGCTTCACCCAGGCCTCGGTTTCGCCGCGCGCGGTGCGTCGCGTGATCCGCGCCTCAGCGGTCAACATCTTGAAGTATTCCTCGCTGTAGGCCGGTGCCTGCGGCCAGTGGCACCGCCCTGGCTCGCTTGGACCTGCGCGAAGGCAGCTGTCGACCGTGGCCTTCAGGCCGTCGACGCCCATCACCAGGATTCGCGGCGGCTTGCGCCCTCGCACCTCCTTGCCCGGCTTCGCACTGCGTACCGCAGGCACGCCCGCGCCGCCCTGGCCCTTCGTGGCGTAGATCCGTCGGGCGAAGCGTCCAGCTGTATATGCGTACACCTGCGCCGTGTAGGCGCCCGAATCGATCCCGACGCCGGCCAGCTCCATGTCGCGGCCGGACTCGTGGCGCCACTTCTGCGCCAGAAACTTGTCCAGCGCGGACCATGTCGCCTTGTCGGTCGGCGCGCCCTCGATCACCCGGTAGTCAACTGACCACGATTCGAGGTCATCCGCGAACGCGACGACCTCGCCTTCGAGCCTGTCGCCCTGAACATCGAAGAACGCGACCAGCACCAGGCCGCCGGCGGGCACGTCGCACCCGGGTGGGTATTCCTCGCACCGCTCCATCAGCCGGTCGTGCTTGAGCGCGGCCTCGTCGAGCTCCGCCCAAGTCTCGCCCAGCGTCGTATTGGTGAAGCTCTTCAGCTTGCCGCGATCGCCCTTTGCCCGCAGGAACTCGCGCACGATCTGCGACCAGGGCACGCGCCAGCTGTAAGCGGTCCAGTAGTTGTCGAAGGCTACGTGCTCCGGCGTGGGCACCAGCTCGTCGAAGCCGTTCCGCATCTGCCGGAAGTCGCCGAACTGGTCGACCCACACGCCCGCGTCGCTCTGCCAGCGGCACAAGCCGCCGTGCATCGCCGCCAGGTAGTCGGAATGGCTGAACAGTGCGGCACAGGACTCGCAGGCGTAAGCAGCCGTCGCGGGGTCGCGGTCGGTCCACTTGATCCCGCGCGGTTGATCCGGGCCACCCCACACAAGCGGCTGCAGGTGCCCGCAGTGCGGGCAGGGAACGTGGTAGCGCAGGACGATGTCGCAGTCCGCGACTGCATCCTCGATCATCGACACGCCCGCCAGGCCCGGCGTGCTGCCCATGATCTGCTTCGGGAAGGTCGCGCCCTCAACGCGCTTGGCGCTCAGCGTGCGTGGGTCGCCCTCACCTTCGATGTCTCGATCGAAGCCGTCTAGCTCGTCGAGTATCGCCACGTCCTTTGTCAGGCGGCGATAGTTCTTGCCGGCCTTGCCGCCGCGAATGTCGAGCGTTGAACCCGTAAAGCACTTCTTGCGAAGCGTATTGTCCTTATGCTTTTTGCCAAAGCTCGGGAATACCCGCTGCACTTCCTCGCAGTCGCGGAGCATGGGATCGATTTCGTCTTTAACGAAGTCGTCCGCGTCTTCGTCGACCGGTTGCCAGATAGCGCAATTGCGGCGCTTGTGCGCTGCAAAGTAAGCCACTGCGGCGACAATGATCTTTGTATATCCGACGCGGGCACTTTTCTTGACGACAATGGTTTTAATGTCGTCGTTCGAAATGCAGACCATGATGGCCCGCTGGATTTCAAGCGTCGTCCAACGCCCTTCGATGTAGCTCGATTCGGCAGAGAGATAAAAGAACCGGTCGGCCCATTCAT